GTATTGTTTGCCGGTTAATAGATTGGACCTTATTCAGGGCGATATGTTCATGCCTTTTAAGGGGGTAAAATTCAATATTGGAGATCAGACCATTGAAATTCCAGCCTCTGAAATTAAACACATGAAAATGATAAATCCGTATTGGGATTTGCAGGGAACACAGCTAAGAGGTCAAAGTCCACTACTTGCAGGTATTAAGTTTTTAAGCAAGAATAACGAGGCAGTTTCAAGCTTAAAACGATCACTTGAGAATGAAGGTGCAAAAGGTTTTATCAGTCCTGATGCGTCTCAAGATCCTGAAAAGTGGCTAACAGCTGATCAGCTACCGACCTTGAGGCAGCAACTACAAAAATATTGGGATGGCAGCATGAATAAAAATCGTGTTGGTGCTTTGGGTATTCCTATGCAATATCAAAGCATTGCACTCAGTCCGGTTGCGCTAGATATTCTGAAAGGTATGGAATACGATGATGAGAAATTATGCAACCTATGGGGTATTAATCCCGCTCTTTTCCGCTCAGATTCAAAGTTTGACAACCTAAATGAAGCAAAAAAGCAGTTAGTTGTAGATGTTTCTTTACCGTTCTTGAAGCAGCTAGAACAAGCTTTGAGCGAGTTTCTTTTGCCAGCGTTCCCGGGTGAAGCTGATTATTTAGACTTTGACATCTCAGAATATTCTGAGCTTAATGCAGATTCAAAACTAATAATGGAAACGTTTTGGCATGGAGGATTAGCCACCTTGAACGAGGTTAGAACGATGCTTGGATTTGAAGAAATAGACGAGGACTATGCACGAGCTATTTACACAGAAGCAAATAAAATCACACTTCAGGAAGCATTTGAAGGCGGGGCGGACTTTCAGGATTTAATCAGATAGGTAATATTAACTTTATTGTTTATATTAGGATTCACTAAAATATAGAGCGACATGATGAAAAACAATAAAGTACAAACAAATTTATTTGATAAACTATTTGCTTCATTTGCAATATTTGTTTTTATATTTAGCCTAGTTCTCTTGGTTTTTTTAGTTGTGTTCAGTCCTGAAGAACAAAAGGTTCGCTATAAAGAAATAGTACAACTATTTAGTAAAAACTAACCAAAAGAGCGATTATGAAAAGCTACTCAGAAAAACAGGGAAAAGAAGTATTTGATTGGAATGCCTTTTTAGACAATCATCCTGAAAAAGGATCGGAAGAACATCTTAAAGCAGTAATTTTATCAGCCGAATGGGTTACCTGCGCGTGCGGTAACCTTTGCGATATTATACCGAGATCTAAGGTCGGAACTCCTATGGATGATGAATTAGAAATATTAGGTCTTAATTTTAACGATGAGATTATACATTATAAATTAGAAGATGCGAAAGACACAATATTTGAAATAGAAAAAAGATCTTCCGAAGTAATAGCAGGATTAAGAAAATGAACATAGCCCAAATCAGACGCGAGAACAAAAAAGCTAACAGGCAATACCAAAAGTTCGGCGAAGAATTATTCTTTAAAACGTTGGTTTCGCAAGCTGATTTTTTCGATGAAAGGCTTATGACTTCGGCCTATGTGGAATACTATCAGAAAGTTTTTCCAGATGCGGCCCGAAGGGGTTATTTCCAGATCCGTGCGATGCAGAAAACTAAGGACTTTGAAATGAGCGATTTGTTTCTAAATACCTGGAAAGCTTGGATTGGGGTTTGGGTCCGCGAAAACTTAGGCGGTCTTATCACAAACGTAAATAATGGGACTAGACTAGAGATTAGGAAAATACTAGAAAGGGCCATCGAATTAGGTTTAAATCCTTTTCAGACTCAGCAACTGCTAACGGAAACCATCGGAAGCAGAGCCAGAGCGCGAGCTATTGCGATCACAGAGGGAACACGAGCCAACAACATGGGGTTAATGCGATCAGGTGATGACTTTGAGTTAGTTACAGGACTAAAGATGTACAAGCTTTGGATTCACTCAGGCGCAAGACGCGAACCCCGACAAAGCCATATTTCAGCACAAGGGAAACCGATTCCAAAAAGTCAGTTTTTCAATATTGAAGGGGTTAAATTAGATTCTCCTGGTAATCCGGCACGAGGCGAAGGGGGTAAAGACGTGGCGAGACAAGTGATAAATTGCGGTTGCTCAATAGCTATAGTGACAGAGGATTTTGTTCGGGAAAGATTTCCAGAGGCATTACAATAATATTAACTATTTTGTTTATATTTAGATTAACTTAAATATAGAGCGATTATGAAAAACTACGCAGAAACACAAAGAAAAGAAGCATTTGATTGGAACAAGTTTCTTGAAAACCCTCCTGAAAAAGGATCGGAAGAACATCTTGACGCTTGTGACTTAGCTGAATCCTGGGTTACTTGCGCGTGCGGTAACCTTTGCGATATTATACCGAGGTATCCCATAGGATCTCCAGTAGACGAAGAATTGCAATCTCTAGGTATAGCTTTTAATAATAGTATACAAGACACTAGATATGATGATGCCAAAGAAATACTAGACAAAATAGAAAAGCGATCAGCAGAACTAATATTTGAACTAACAAAATGAAAAATTATAATCTTTACTTTACCGACAAGTCATTTGAAACTGGATTACAGCATTTCAAGTGTGATAAAAAGTTTGATTTGCTTGATAAAATTGATGAATTATGTTGTGGTAAATCGTCTCAGGTTGTTTATTTGTTATTTGTAGAAGAATGTAATTTTACGTTTATAGGAGAAAGCCACATGAAAATTCAGGAAATTATAGAGAAAATGAAGATTTACAGATTTTCTAGAAACTTTCATCTTCACCAATACAGAAGCTATGAGGATGCCTACTCAGTGGGGCTGCTTATGAATGCAAAAAATAACCTTTGCTATAATTAAGAGACGCAATCTTTAACTGCATTGGCGGGTGGAGAAAATTAGAGCCATTGACAGATAGGAACTAGACTATCAATTTTAAATCCCTCTGAGAAATTAGAGGGATTTTTTTTATAATTACTTTTTAATGTATATTTGCCTAAACGAATATGCAAATGTTAACTAAAGGGCTTGATGTAGGTTTCAAAGATGTTGATCTAAAGCAGGGAATTGTTACGGGTCAATTTGCAAAGCACAATACCAAAGACTTAGGCGGTGACATATCCGAGCAGGGAGTTTTTGCAAAGTCAATCATGGAACGAGGCCCTAAAGGATCTAGGCTGATGAAGTTTCTTTTGGATCACGATAAAAAAATGGTTCCCGGTGTTCTTACTGACGTGTACGAAGATGCTCAGACAGCGAGCTATGAGATGAAAGCAGGAACCCACAACCAAGGAGTTGATTTTGTCAAGATGGTTGAGTCTGGAATTATTAACCAGCATTCGTACGGCTACGTGACAATCAAAGAAATGTACGATGGGAATCGAAAGGCAAACATTCTGAAAGAAGTAATGCTATTAGAGGTTTCAGCTATTCAGTTTCTTGGTATGAATCCTGACACAACACGAATAGACCTAAAAAGCGAGGCAGACGCATTTTTTTACCTTGAAAAACTAAAAAGATTCTTGCAGACTTCGGATTGCACAGATGAAACACTCAGTAAGTTAGAACTAGAATTTAAATCACTTGAATTACTGTTAAAGCCGTCAAAAGACACTTTGAAGGAATTGGAAGCCGATCAATATAAATCATTAATTAACATTCTAAAATCCTAAAAATGGACTTTGAAGTAGTAACGAAACAAATACAAGACGCACAGCTCGCATTAAAAACAAATGTAGATGGAGCGCAGGCAAAGGCACTAGAGGCATTTGAAAAAGCTAATGGGCTTATTGGAGAATTGGCGTTAAATAAGGATGCAAGTACAAAGAACGCTACTGAGTTGGAGGCTTTGCGAAAGGATTTAAACACACTTTCTGCAAACATGAATAAGCCTGGATCCAAGGTAGAAACAAAACGAATGAGTTTTGAAGATTCTTTCTACATTGCCGCAAAAGAAAAGAAAGCTGAAATAGATTCTATTTTGGCAGCAGGGGGGAGAATGACAGGGCCTTTAGTCTTGAATCTAAAAGCGATTGGGCTTAATAATACCGTAGAAGCAAGTGGCTCCGCCTCTCAGGTTTCGATCACTCAAAACACGGGGATCATATCTGATATTCGTACTAGAATCACCTCTTATTTAACAAGGGTTTCTCAGGCATCTTTAGCTATGGACAATCCTATCGCGCTGTGGATGGAGATGTTGGATTCCACAGGCACGCCAATTTTTATTGCTGAGGCTGCTGAAAAAACAGAGATTGGGGTTAGATTTGAGGAAAGAAGTAGAAAAGCTAAAAAAATACCTGTTTACTCAAAAATCACTACTGAGTTCTTGAGATATTTACCTCAACTGGTTTCGCACATTCAAAACTTCATGATGAAGCGTGTGGATATTGCTACCGAAAACCAACTCTTTACAGGTGATGGGACTGGTAACAACCTAAAAGGTGTAATGCTAGATGCTACATTATTCACGGGTGGAGATTTGAATGGTAAGGTAGCAAGCCCTACCGGATGGGATGTGATGTTGGGAGTCATTTCACAGGTTCGAAAAGCTTCAGGAGTTACAAATGGTATCTATGTAAAAGGCGGTATCGTTGATGTACTGCTATCCACAAAGGATGCTGATGGCAGGTACATTTTGCCAGCAGGGGTTACGATCAACGCGCAAGGCGAGGTTTCCGCTTTCGGAGTGCCTTTGATTCGTACCGAGGCAAACTTGGGATCATTTGATTTTATGGGCGGTGACTTGAGTGTTATTAATGTCGGGTTCACTGGTAATATGACCGTACAAATTGAAATGTCGGGAGACGATTTTATCAAGAACCTGAAAACGGTATTGGTAGAGCAGGAGCTAGTACAATTTGTATCCGCTAACGATACGCAGGTATTGGTGAAAGGATTGCTTACAGATGCGATTGAAGAACTAGATTCAGCAGTCTAGTACTGAGCAAAAAATAGATTGGGAGCCTCTGAGAAATCGGGGGCTTTTTTTTGGTTAAAATTGATTAGATTTATGGGTAATTAAACTAAAGAGCGATATGACTATTAAAGAAGCTAGAGAGATACTGGTTGAGCACAATGAATGGAGGCGATTTGATGGTGAACTAGGAGAATCAAAAAGAATGGTTAACCCAACAGATTTAGGAATCGCTATCGATACAGTGGTTTCGGAAGGATGGATAACCATCGATAAACCGCCTAAGGACAAACAAATGGTCACGGCTTGTTTTGATGACAATTCTGTTTATGGCGGCATTATATACTATTCGATTAGTGGTTTTTATTGGCATGGTGAGTTTCCTGAAAGAGCTTCAGGAGTCACTCATTGGATGCCTCTACCAGAAGCTCCAAAAAAATCCTTACATTTGGGAAACGAAAATAGCTGAACCATGCTACAAATTGAAGTAATAACAGATCTAGCAAATGAACCTGTAAGCTTAGAGGAGGCGAAATCCTTCTTACAGATAGATTATCCCGATTGGGATTTGCTTATTAGTTTACTCATAATTGCAGCACGATCTGAGTCTGAGAGCTACACAGGAAGAGCCTACGGACTGAAAACTATTCAGATAACAGGTAATACGGATCATGAGAAGATATACCCAATACTCCCTTATGTCGAGCCTAAATCTTGGGACAAAGAAGACGATAACAAGGATTATAGGTATGAAGCTGGATATTCCTTTTTGCCTGCTGACTTGAAACTAGCAATTCTTATGCGAGTTGCTACCGGTTACAGCTACCGGGAAAACGGAACTACACAGGCAATAAATATGACTGTAAACAGCTCGATCAATAAGGAAAACAAGTATAGACACTCATTCATAGGATGAAATCAGGATCATACGATCAAAAGATTAATTTCAAGTCATTCCAGAATATTTCTGATGGGTTTGGCGGTACTGTCCCTAATTTCGTAAATCTGATCACAACCTTTGCATCGGTCAAGATTACCAAGGCTTTCAATATTACTGAGGCTGGGCAAATGGAGCTACCCTTAATTTATACCTTTCGGATTCAATACAGAAATTCATTCATTCCAACTGTTGCAATGAGAATAACGTACAAGGGTAAGGATATACAAATCAAGTCAATTCAGGAAAATGATGAGCGACAACACCGGGAATATATCATTACAGGATCAACATTATAATTATGTCAGTAAGAGTCATAGGGTTAAATGCAGCTTTGCGGGATATTAATAACAGGGGGTCTTTGGCTATCGATGCAGCAAAAAGAACCTTGGCGTCAACTGCTTCAGCTATTGATTTTGAGGCAAAAAACGCAGCTCCACGAAGTCTTTCCGGAAACTCATTGGATTCAGAAGTCGATGGAATCGTTCTAAATCTAAAGCAGCGTATTGACAAGGTAGCCTCAAACAATGGGCTTACATTTGTAATCGGTATTCAAGGTACACAGGATTTTGATGCGTATGCGGAATTTGGCACTGGACAAAGCGCAGTACAAATATTGAATGGTCCGGGCTATACTTCAGAAATGCGGGCCATTGCAATGACGTTTTTCAAGAACGGTTTAGGGACATTGAGAGGGAGGCCGTTTTTATTCCCTGCGTGGATCAGAAATACAGCTAATTTAGTTTCTGATCTGAACACAAATATTGCAAACGCTATTAGATAATTATGAAAGAAGTCTCAAACCTGCTAAGGCTTGCTTATTTGGAATTACTCAATCCATTAGTATTGGAGGGTGTTACGATTCCTGTTTTGGATGAAATGGTAAACCCAAATCAGCAAACGGCAACCTATCGGGCTAGTCAGGCTTATATTCTAATTACAGATCAAAATGAGGTTGAGACTTCTAACAACTTTTCAACATTCAGGCAAACGGCTACAATATCGCTCGATATAATCACAAAGTTTCCGAACGGGTCAGGATCTCGGCTCGCAAGTGAAATTATTTCTGATAATATTCAAACACAGGTAAATCTGCTAAACGGTCAATCAATTAATATTGATAACTCGGTTATTCAGGTACTATCGACTACCAAGGTGGCCAGCACTTCTTTTGTTGAACCTGGTCAATCTTTGGTAGTATTCAGAAAAAGAATTACATTTAGTCATATTATTATTCAATCATAGAAATTTATCATGGCAACACACAAATTAGGTAAAGATTTTGTTTTCCAGTGGAGGGGCTTACCTGTAGTTTGTCAGGTTTCTGGTTCGCTATCGTTGACTAATGAGGGTATTACAGTACGGAATAACTGCTCTGGAGATTGGGGCGTAAGGCTGGAAGGTGGAGACAAGTCAGGTTCTTTTGCCTTTACGGGTGACGTAGATTTTGGAAGCGATCCGGCTACAGCTTACTCTTATTTCGATTTGTACCAAGATTTAGGAAAAGTTTTTACTACTATCTTTGGAGACAAAACAGTGGGTCAAAAGTATTTCCTTTTCGATTCTCAGCTTAATGCTTTGGAGCTTACAGCCGAACGAAATACACAAATCACATTTTCGGGAACCTTTGATATTTCAGGTGTTCCAGAGGTCGTAACAGCTTCCTAATTATGCCATACAGAAAACTAGACATTGAAGGATTTGGCGAAATTGACTTTTTCGGCAATGCAGGAGTAATGGCACAAGTTGAAGATGAATTGGATATATCGTTTATTGAAAAAGCCCAAAGCGGAATAATTCCTATTTCTCTGATGTATTGTGTATTATACTGGTCGCATTACGTTGCTTCAAAGCGATTAAAAAAGCCTGTTATAATGGATCGTGAGGATATTAAGTTTAATGTTTCAGGAAAGAAATTAACCGAAATTATACCTTTGGTCATAGGTGATATATTAGCAGACTTTGGAGGACAGCCCGCAAAAACCGAAAAAAAAGCGAAATAGACAAAACATCTATTAGATCAAAATTCATGGTCGTTGTTGGGAGAATTGGCATTCCTTACAACGACTTTTTTATTTTAAATTATGAGGAACGCGAAGCAGCGGTAAACGGATTCAACGAAAACCAAAAAGATAATTTATACGCAATCAGACAGCAGACCTTTATTTTATTGGAACCTCACTTGAAAAAAGATCATGGATTGACTCTAAAGAAGATGTGGCCTTTTAATTGGGAATTGGAAGATGATGTTTATTTCTCAAGTAGTGAGGATTTCAGGAAAGCAAATGAAACTATTGATTTAATAAAAAAAATAAAGAATGTCGAATCCTAGTATATCGGTAGAAATAGGAGCACGGGTTTTAGGTAATTTCAGAACCTCAATTAATGAAGCATTAAGCTCATTAGATTCTGTTTCAGAAAGAGCAAAAGTAGCAGGAAAAGCCTTATCATTAGGAGTTTCTTTGCCATTACTAGCTTTAGGTGTCGCTGCAATAAAATCAGGCAGTGATGCCGAAGAAGCATCTTCCAAGTTCAATACTGTGTTTAAGAGCATTCAAAAAACTGCAAATGATGCTGCTGATGACTTGTCAAAATCATTTGGATTAAGCGCAAATGCTTCAAAAGAATTACTTGGAGATACTGGTGATTTGCTCACTGGGTTCGGTTTTACTCAGGAATCAGCATTATCACTTTCTAAGCAGGTCAATGAGCTAGCTGTTGATTTGGCGTCATTTACTAATTTTTCAGGGGGCGCAGAAGGAGCATCATCAGCATTAACTAAAGCTTTGCTAGGTGAAAGGGATTCTGTTAAGGCTTTGGGAATATCCATTTTAGAAGAAGATGTAAAAAAGCAAGTTGCAATAAACACGGCAAAAGGATTTACTTTTGCGACTGAAAGGCAGGCTAAAGCTCAAGCGACTTTAGATATTGCAATTGAACAAAGCACAAATGCAATAGGGGATTATTCACGAACCTCAGACGGGTTTGCAAACCAACAAAGAAGATTAGGGGCCGTCTTAGAAGATATTGCAGCTTCTATCGGAGCTATATTACTCCCAATTGCAACTGAATTAACTGGTGTTGTAAGAGTATTAGCCGAAAGTTTTTCTAATTTAAGCCCAGAGGCCAAAAAATCTATAGTAATTTTTACAGGAATAGCAATTGCTATTGGGCCTTTGCTTTTGGCTTTAGGGTCAATAACTACTATTTTACCTATTATTGGAGCTGGATTTATTGCACTGACCGGACCTATAGGAATTGCTCTTTCCGCAATATCAATAGTAATTATAGCCATTGTTTCCGATTTAGAGGGGTTTAAAAGGCAAATTAAGTTAGCACTTTTAGAAGTAATTAACTTTGCTACCAAAACAGCTAGAGTAATTGATTTCTTGGCAGGTGCATTTCCGCAATTCAAGGCAATTAGTCAAGTTGCTTTGATTGCTTTGGAACAGACGGCAAAAAATGTTGCTAAATCATTCTTGGATAGTTTTGCGGTCAAATCAGTCAAGGCTGTAGAGGATCTAACCAATACAATAGGAACTGATATTCCAGAAGCAGCACAAACATTTGAGGAATTTTCGAAGATTGCCGACGCAGCAAATAAGAAGATCTTTCAGGACGGGCAAGACTATGTAGATAATTACAACGCTTCTTTGGCAGAAACTAAAAGATTGCAGGACACCATTATTTCGGTATCTCAAAATATAGCTAATCAAGGACCTAAAAAAATATTACAAGAGTTTGGAGGGTCTGAAAATGGAGGGACTAAAATGGAATTAGGATTATCAACTGATGCTCTAATGACTAATCTTTCTCAAATCACCATGCCTGAAATTGATACCTCAAAATTTGATGAAAGTGTAAGTTTAACGGATCAAAAAATAATAGAAGCTAATTCTAAATTCGTGGCAAGTGCTCAGCAATTAGGAATAGATGTATCAAAAGTTTTAGAATCATCTTTGGAAATGGGATTAGGTGATTTTGCTTTTTCAATAGGTGAAGCTCTAGGTAATGGCGCAAATGTATTAGAGGCTGGGGGTAAGGCTTTATTGGGCGCATTGGGTGGCGTCTTGAATCAATTAGGACAAATGGCAATAGGTGTGGGTATAACTATTAAAGCAATTAAAACGGCACTAAAGACATTAAACCCAGTTGTAGCAGTTGCAGCAGGTGTTGCGCTTATTGCATTAGCTGGTTTTGTATCTTCAAAAGCTAAGTCTATCGGCTCAGGAGGTTCGGGCTCTTCAGGAGTTGGCGCGGGGGGTTCGGGCGGTTCGTTCACGGGATCCGGGTCTAATTCTTTTGATCCTTTCAGGTCTTTTAAAATTGAGGTTGTAGGAGAAATTACAGGCGAGGCAATAGGGTTTGCATTGGCACAGGGACAAAACAGGAAAAATTAATGGCTACTTATCAGCTAAATACGGAATTTACTTCAGGTAGTGGATCTATTGAAATAAACGGATCTACTTTTCAGGGTCAATTAATTGAAGAAGGATCTACGGTAAATGTAATCATAACTCCAAATGGTTCGTTTACAAATATTACATCTTCTTTAAACGGTTCCTTTATTTCTGGTGTTGGATCTTTTTCATTTTTAATGCCTTCAGAAGCTTCATTGTTGCAGGTTGAAGTTTTTACGGTTTTAGCTCAGGACTATGAGCTATTTTCAGATTTCATAAAAGGTTCAGGATCAATATTAATAAACTCATCTTCACTAAATCCGATCACATTATCGTCGGGTAGTACGGTTAATGTTTCGGTAAATTTAGATCCTGGATGGTCTAATTATCTATGGAGGCTAAATGGAAATTTTATTTCAAGTTTAGCATCATTTACATTTCAAATGCCTCGTCAAACATCTATTTTAACATTAGAGGCGGGGGGCGCTTCGGATCCAGTCTCAAACTACGGACTAAAATACTTTGTAGAATTTAAGCAAAACACCGGGGCAAATGCAAGATGTATTAGAATAGAGATATTTAATGACGGTTACGATGGAGATTCTAGTTTATTGGAAGTAGAATCTATTTTTTACAGCTTTGGAAATTTTGGAGCCGATCCTTTGGACTTGGTTATTGGATCAACTTTGGACTTCACCATAGCAGGAACGGTAAATCAATTTGATCAATTTCTTATTGGTGGGAATCGGGATTGGAAGGTAGTTTTAAAAGACGCTGGATCTATATTTTGGAGCGGATTTATAAACGCTGATTTTCTAGATACGGTAGACAAGGCAGGTAAACAACTACAAACATTCACGGCTACCGATGGAATAAAGGGATTTGAATCTATTAGATGCCAAAGGAATATTTGGCCCATCATTGCAAATAATCCGGCTAGTTCTGCTTTGGTGGGCTGCTTAAATCAATCCTATAAAGAGTTTCGGGATGTGAATATTATTTGCAATATTCACGAAAAAAGAATGAATCGGGATCAGGGATTATTTGAGCAATTTTTGACTCCTGATAATTCAGTTTATACGGATGGAGAAACTTCACGATTCTCAAATAACGGTTCAGTAGAAAATAATTTTTTGTATGTAAAAGAAACTTTGGAGCGGATTTTAAATCCATTTCAATGTCGGGTTTTTTTGTACGAGAATCAATTTTGGATAGTTCGAACTCCTGACCTAAATCAGTCTCAATCTTTGGGATTTGTTTACAATCCTTATGCAGATCTTAAAGGGCCTTTTATTGTTAATAATGATCTTACTGTTGATTGCAGTATCAATTTACCTCAGCGCACAGCTCGAAGGGTATTTACTTCTTTCACCTCAATTTTGAAACTAGGAAAACTTTTCGTACAGACAGAAGGGGCGGTTTATGAAGCTAAATTTGCAGTTGATGAGTGGCTTCCAATCGGAGGTGATGTTTACAGGTTACGCTATTGGGGCTATTCAAAATCACGCGAAATAAGTCAGCCAAAAGGGAGGAGACCCGATGGTGAAACTGCCTTGGTTCAATATCAATCAGATCAAGCAGGAGACTACTTGCAAATTTGGACAACTACAACTAATGCAGGTGTAAACGACCCTAATTTGAGTTTTGTATTCCTGACTCAGGATATTGCAGGCAGGCCGTTAATTATTGCGGAAGAGCTTGCGAATAAGGTAAGCATCTCATTTAAGTTTATGCTGTTATCGGTTGCGGTTGCTCAGCCAGCTACAAATTACGGAGATCACAAAGTAGGGTTCATGGTCAAGATCGGAGATTTTTACCTTTATCGGGTTTCTGAGCTTGTATTTGATTTTAGCACAACTGAGAATATAATTTTATTTGATGCGGAAAATAGAGATGTATTTAATATTGTTAAGATTAACAGTGTAGTAGTTCCTCAAACTGGTAAATTTGAGGTTAGATTGTACCAACTGATTAACACGTCGGGCCCGAGGCATTTATTTTGCCTTGCATTTGACGATTTCAAACTGAGTATTGAACAGAATAGCGCATTTCAATTATCTGAAATTTCAAGTCGGGCCGTTACAGATAGCCCACACACGTATATTCATCCTGATTTTGAGACTTTCATAGGCGATTCGGAAACTAATATGAGTTCTTCAGCAATTAGATTAGTAGGTTACAACAATGCAGTCTCTGAATTGTGGACTAGAGATGGTATTGAGGAATTACCTTTGTTAGATGTAGTTTGCATCGAATTAGCTAACTTGAAGGGAATTAGGAATAGAAGGATAATCGGAACCTTAGAACGCGTAAAACCTAGGCCTTATCAGTCAGTTTTGTACCAAGAAAAGTATTGGTTAGTTCTTGCGGTTAATTGGGATTGTTTTCGGGATCGTTGGAGAGTTGAATTATTTGAATTGTAGTTATGGCAGATGTACCAGTTAAAATATTCAAGAGCAGGAAAACCTTAATAGGGGTTAGTCCTTCCATTCCGTCAGGGGTTGAGGGCGAACCTTTACCTCCGGTTAATCCTCCGGGGTCTAATCCTAATGGTGGTAGCGGTAATGATTCAAACGCAGTACATTACAATGAAGCAGATGGAAAAAATGCAACAGAAAGGCAACAAGCTAGATCTAATTTATTCTTAGACACAGGATTACCTCAAGTTCATGTTATAGTTGGAACAAATGTTTCTATACCTATCAGAACATCTAATAGCATAGTCATAACAAGTGGAACAGCAACTTTTAATTTAGTTTCAATGCAAGAGGGTCTTGATACTGAGGCAGTAACTATATATAATAGAACTATATATAATTGTCAGGTTAATAACGAATCAGGACCTATAGCATCTGATAGATTTTCAATAGGAAGTACACTAGTAATATTACCAGGGGGATCGTTTCGGGTGATTTATGATACCTCTATAAGTAGATGGATTTTTGATCATGCGCTACTAAGAGATGGTGACACAACGAAAAGAGGCAATATTAATATGTTTGGAAATATTAATTTTCCAAGTGGATCCAATCCGGGAGCTAGACAGTTCTTTTTTAATTCGTCAGGATCAATCTCATTTAGGATATCTTTTAACGGGGCGGAGTTTTTTCAAGCCACTACAAATGGGATATTCTCAACACGGAGTTACGATATTTATGTTGGGGGGAATTTAGGTGCTGGTGGGCCAACTGGGCTAGTTCGTGTTTTTAGGGCCGGAACTGATGGAAAGGTTTTTCATAGTAGATCTTCGACTGGAACTGAATCTATAAGAAGAGATGAACAAAGGCTTTTCTATGTATCAACAATATCAACAGCAGGAACGATTAACAGTCAACTTTTGACGGCTGGAATATTTAACTATCGGTTTACCGCAGCTACTTCAATCACAGGTTTTAATCCCGATGACATTGGTCAGTCTATTATTATTCAAAATGCGTCTAGCGGTACATTAACACTGGTTCACGAAAGCAGTCTAAGTATTGGAGGTATGAGAATAAGGCTTATAGGTGGATTGAATCTAGTTATCCCAATCGAGGGAAAAGTCACTTTGATTTATGTCACAGAAAACCGATGGGAACTACTATCTAAGAATTTCTAATTATGAAAACAACCGACATAGGAATAGTTACCATTCAGCTGAGGCGAGGAAACAACAAGGCTATAACCCTTGCGTTCTTCGATGTTGCAGCGGACAACAGCCAAACGCCAAAGGATCTAAGGATCTACAATGCGATCAGAATGGACATAAAAAAGACTACTGACGTTAATAGTCCTGTTATTGAATCTTTTGCAATCGGTACGGGGCTTGCAATCATAGGAGAAGATTTTAATATTCTCAAAATTACGTTTTCCCGAGAATTTATTGAGGTCAATGAAATTCAATATGTCTATGACATTCTTTTTCTAGAAGATCAGGACTTTGCTAATTTGATAGGCGGAGTAATAAATATTAACAATACAGTTACGATATGAGCGTTATACCAATTAAGTCAGAAACTACGGGATACAGGATTCTTGTCAAAGCAGGTGACGAAGAACTAGCTAGACAAGAGGCGGTAAAAGCTGCAATCAGTGCCGAGGAGGCTAGACTTTCAGCTATTGCAGCAGGTGACTCTGAGCAGGTAGCTACCGAAAAAGCAGCACAAACTTTGGAGGATGCAGCGGAGGCCCTTGCTTCAAAAGTAGATGCTGAAAGTGCCGCTACTGCTTCGGGGGGCTTTGCTTCGGACTCCAATGATTCGGCAGTTGCTTCGGAGGTTGCTAGACTAGCTAGTGTGGCAGCGCAAGGAATTGCCACTACTCAGGCGCAAAACTCAAGCATTTCTGCCGGGCAATCGGCTGAAAGTGCTGAGGATGCAGAGGTTTCAAGTGCGCTGATTACTAACAAAGCTGAGGTTAATATTGTAACAGCTGGTAACGTTTTGCGGGCGGATGGAACGCTATTCAAAAGTATTTCAGAAGTGGAGTTTTTGCGGAATAGAAGTATTTTTGAAAAGTCAGTGCTAAATAGTTTTGGGCCTTCACCTTCAATAAGGTTTTTTGATGCCTTTCAACGTACCAACGCTGACTTATTACTTTCCGATTGTGGTATTAATTATGAGCAAATTTCAGGAACCAATCAAATATCAAAAAATGGTAGTTTACAAAGCTACTTAGGTGGAAGTGGAATACTGGGATTAGTGCCTTCTTCTGTAATTCCTAACGCTAATCAGTATATTAGAGTTGCTTCGTTTTCTGCAAAAATGACATTAGCGGCAGCAGGAGGTATAGCATTCCAAGGAATTTATATTTGGGTAGACGCTAACAACTGGTATTTCTTCGGTCTTGGTGGTGGTGAGAGTAATCAAATTGTAAGAAATTTAGCAGGGGTTCAAACTGTTATTTCAAATAACCTTGGATCTAATCTAAGCCGAGCCAATCAGGAAATTGAATTGATTTTTTCATCTCAAACCAAGCGAATTAATTATATCAACCGCACTAGAAATTTAATTTTCACAGATATAAATTTGTCAGATATATTAACGGGAAATAACTTATCAAGCGCAAATTATATTGGAATATCATCGGGAGGTTGGGCAGTATTAAATTTTTCTATAACAGCATCTGTATTTTGATCATTATGCAACTACCAAAACATCTAAACGCTCAAACAAATAGTTTCGAGCCAGATTTTTCAGGAATCAACCTTGAAAATTGGCATTTAAAAGGCTATGTGCTGAACGAAGATAACGAAAGCTACACAGTAGATTTAGAATGGATTTCAGAAATTCCTTTCTCGATTACCCCCACTCAAGGGCGGATGCTGCTGTTACAAATGGGCTTATTAGCAGCGGTCAAAGAAGCAGTCGAAAACTCAACCGACGATGCTTTGGCAGTATTCTGGGAGTATTCACTTAGTTGGGATCGGGATAATATCCACATTGCGGCAATGGCAGGTATGCTCGAAATGAGCGAAGACCAAACAGACACTTTCTTTATTCAAGCAAAAAAGATATAAATGCAATTCGATAAATTGATTGATCCAATCGACTACACAGAAGAAAACTTTATCGGGGCCAAAGTTCTACTTATAACTAGTATGTCTTTTCTAGGCATAAGTTACGGGCTTATTTTGCTGCTCTGGTTTTTTATGGTTTTTGATACGCTACTTGGGCTAATCGCTTCAATCGTAATAAGTGGATGGTCATCAATCACAAAAACACGATTTTGGGCGGGCATACTTACTAAGATTTCGATCCTTTTCATTCCGCTGAGCTTGGCAATTACAGGAGCCTTGGCAGGATTCAATTTGAACATTTTTGTATTCTCGTCTATTTATGTCCTAATTGCAAATGATGCCATTAGTTGTTTCACGAATCTTCTATCGATTAAGACCAAGAAACGCTACATTAACAGGGATCTAGTCGAGATCCTTATCAATGCGCTACGCACGAGCATCTACAAATTTGCCGAAGGGATCATTACCAAAATCAAAAAAGAATGATAGTTACAAAAATAACTAAGAATATTCACAGAATTGATTTAGGAATTTCGGGCAGGCTTGCGGTAATCTCAGACCTCCACTGGGATAATCCGAAATGCGATCGGGAAAAATTGAAAGCGCACTTAGATTATTGCTTAAAAAATAAGATACCCATTTTTGTAAACGGTGACTTCTTTTGTCTGATGCAAGGGAAGGGAGATCGCAGGGGAAATAAATCAGACATTCGGGCCGAACACAACAATACCAAGTACTTGGATTCTGTCGTCGAAACGGCGGTAGAATGGTTTGCTCCTTATGCTTCTATCCTAACTGTAATCGGTTACGGGAATCATGAAACTGCAATTATCAAACATCAAGAAACCGACCTATTACAGCGATTTGTAGACCTGCTTAATTACAAATGCAAAAGCAATGTTTTTGCAGGCGGATACGGGGGTTGGCTGATACTGGACAAAAAGCATAAAGAAAGCAGTGATAAGGTATTAACCAGGGTATTGAAATATTTTCACGGTTCGGGTGGTGGAGGTGTGGTAACTAGAGGAGAAATAAACCTCACAAGGGCTTTGGAGATACATGAAGGATTTGACATCTATTGTCTTGCGCACATTCACGAAAATAAAGCTACTGACGTGGTTAGAGAGGCGGTTCGATTCAATAACGGAAGCCATAATTTTGAACAGATACAACGGAACTTACACCTAATGATTACAGGCACGTACAAAGAAGAGTTTGGAGATGGTTCGGGTGGTTGGCACTTAGAAAGAAATGCACCTATAAAGTATATTGGAGGCAGGATATTGAAGCTTACAAGTCACTTGAAAAATAATGAATATGATGTTTTAGTTGACTCAATAAAATTTCCGTTATGAAAAGAAAAATAGATCATGTTGTAATACATTGCACCGCAACACCGCAAAGCACTACCGTAGAAAGTATAATAAATCATTGGAAAAATACGCTGAATTGGAAGAGCGTTGGGTATCATTGTTTGATTGAGCAAAGCGGAAGGATTCATACACTTGCGTCTTTTGATGAAATTACTAATGGTGTAAAAGGCTATAATTCCAAGTCTATTCACATTAGTTATATCGGGGGTGCGAAGGTAGATGACAGGACCGAAGCGCAAAAGAAATCTATAATTGTTTGCATTGAACGCGCTTTTATTTATGCTGGAAAAAAAGTAAAGATTCAGGGGCATAGGGATTTTCCAAATGTGAAAAAAGAATGTCCTAGATTTGATGCACAGAACGAGTATAAAGAACTGAGCACATGAAATACCTCTTACTATTCTTAATGCTTTTCAGCTCTTGCAGGAGCGTAAAAAAGGACCTAAGCAAGTCATCCGAAACCTTAGCGGAAAAAAATACTGAGCAAATCACAGAAACCGTAAACGAAAAGGCAGTTGTAAAATCCGTATCTGAGCTAAAAAAAGCTTCCGAGTCCCTGGAGATTGTAGGACTGAAAATTTACCCCAAAGGCGTTTTCGTTATTGATTTGTCAGGTAATTTCACGGGGGAAGCTGATTCAGTTGTTCAGGTCAAAAATAAGGCTCTTAGCGAGATTTACAACGAAAGTAATGTAATTACACAGGTAAAGGAGTCGGAGGCTACTAAGGATAGTAAAAATGATTCTGAACGGATTACAAGTAAAGAAGTCTTTGAGAAAAAGGTTGAGCGAAAGCCTAATACTGTTTTGGGTATTTTTTTAGTTGTGATCGCTTTAGGGGTTGGATGGTTCTTTTATTGGAAAAATAAATGATCTTATGTTTTGCATTATTAAATAAATTGTTTAATTTTAGGTTCACATAAACAAAAGCGACATGACAACTTCATTATTAAGAACATCCTCCAAAGAGGTTATTTTTGAATACATTAGAGAAACATTATCCATTGAAAATTCTGATCGTAGACGATTTGATATGACAGGGTATGACAGAGATACTGGAGATTGCACGTTAAATAATACCGCAATAGTTAATTTATTTTCTAGTCTTGGTATTTACGACTACACAAAGTATTTATTTCTTGATTTCTACAAGGGAGATGGAACTTTGTATTTCAATTATTTTTTTGAGCATCAACCGGAGGATAAATTAGAACTTGATCTTTCTGGATATACTACAACTGAAATAATTTATGAAATTTTCCAAAGAACAATTTTTTCAGGACAACCAGAAAGAAGAAGATAATAATCTAATCCAAAGCCCTTCGGGGCTATTTTTTTGCGCAAAAAAAAGGAGCAGTCATAAACCGCTCCTTTATCGCACTACTAAAACATAACCTAACATCTATTTTTTCAAATCGCTTATATCAATTATTACAACTGCTTTTTTATCATTCAAAAAGGTAAAGTAATCGTATTGCTGAATCGGAGCTGGTTCTAATTCTTTCTTTGTAGCTGGTTTTATTCATTCATCTAATTTAGGTAATATTTTAATAATTAAAAGTATTTGTTTTTTTAAATAAATTAGTTAATTTTGGGAGTACTTAAACGACAAAATAATGAGCGAATTACCTAATGAATTGGTAGAGATTGCCAAAAATGTAAATGTAGAAAAAAGAAATGA